AGCGGGTGTTGTTCCGAGTCACACATCACCTCCTTGTTAGACTGCCTGTGTCTGGGTGATGGTGGCTCAGGGAGAACAAGAACCGCCCCCCCTCAGATGAGGGGGAATTTGGTATAGGAGGAGGAAATTTCCTGAAGAGAGCTGCCAATTTCTCTCTTCCCTCCTCCCGGAAGCAAGCTTCCGGGGGCCTTTCCCTTCATGCACCATGTTTGGCCTTCCATGGTGCGGGGGGTCTCACAAAATTGGATAGAGTGCCCTACGTCGGGAGCGACCATGTTCCCGTCGCCACTCTCACTGGCGTGTTGCCGTTTGGCACCCTGTTGGGGGGTTTTCTACCACCGGCCAGCTTCCCCCTTCAACTGGCAGGGGGGTCTCACGAAATGGTGCTTTTGCTCTATGGTTGTCTGTGGTTAGATTATTGAGCTCTCCACTTTGAGCTCCCAGTGCAGTTCATGCCGGTCCATGCAGGAAAGGTAGTCACTATACCTCTCAGGGCCCAGCATTTTCCTCACTTTCTCCACTGCTCCCCAGATGTTCTTTGCCCACTCTGCTCTTTCCCGTCTTCCAACCAGTGACGAGCACATCATGTCTTGTGACTTGGGAAGGTATGGAATGTCTCTCCATTCACCAACCTTTTCTTTGTTCTCCATGAAGGGGTTGTCCAGGATCCACACTCGATTCCACACATCTAGCATGTTCTCTGTAGTCATCCAGGCTCCACTGGCGTGAACGCTCCATGTTGTCCGACCAGTAGGAACCCAGTCCTTAGGGACTGCCGAGCAAATGGCAAACCCCAGTGTCCTCAGGTCCCTCCTGTGGAAGTAGCTCAGCAGCCACATTTGGCCGTAAGCCTTGGACAAACAAGCTGTCTCGCGGACACTCCAACCACACCCCGGTGAGACGCGTGCCCTCCCCACCAGTTCGTCCTGATCTCGGCATGGCACGACCAGGGTGCGTCCGTCCTTCATCACCAACTCATGGAAATGGTGCGAGCAGAAGGGAACCTCCTCCCAGCTTGAGAAGCCAGCTGAATGCTCCCATTCGCCGATGTCCTTTCTAGTCTTGGCCATATCATTCAAGAAGTAGAGGGCCTTGCTAAACCTGTCATCTATGGGTCTCACCACACAATCATCTCCACTGATCAGCATTCTTCCAAGGCGTTCTTCTCCGTGGTCACGCAGCCACCTCTCCACTCGTAGCAGCCTGGGGTTGTGTGAGTCTGTAGCCTCGATAACCCCCTCTCCTTCCATCATGCGAATTAGCTGCACCTTTATGTTGGTGAGGGTATTGAGGGCGTATGTGACCACTTGGCCTGATCCTCGTTGGTCCCGTCTTGTGATGACGTCCATGATGCACCCTCCATCTCGGGAGGGCCTGGCTACCTTCACAACCTTGGCATGATATGCCTTTTGCATAACAGTGGCTGCCAGCTGTTTGTGTTCACCTTCCATGTAACGCAGGATCTGCTCTTCATCTTCCAGATCCGCATTGGTGACCCTGGTGTCCCATCCGGCTGTGTCGTCCGCATAGAAAAGACCTCCCTCCAACAGCGACAGCTTCTTCAAATGCCACCCCAGGTAGTTGAGACTTATCCCCTCCACCCCTGCTCCACTGGACTCTCTAGATGCCCAGTGGTCTTCATTCAGGAATCCAAGGGCCTCAAACTCCAGAAAGCGGCTCCCCAGCCACATGTACCAGATAGCTCGGCTTCCTTTTGCCACGCCGAACTCCCCCAGCTTTTTCTCTCTCTTGCCCATCATGTTGTACACGCAGTGAGCACATCTTCCTTTTAGATGCCTTTCTCTCTCTTCGTCCACCAGATGCCAAAAAGCAGGATCTTCCACTGCTTCCTTCGCACTTGCCCATTTGTTTTGCTCATCAGACCAGGCTCCCAGTGCTGCGTTAGCTTTCACCTTTGCAATGAATTCTTCTCTGCTGCACATACGAGGTCTGCTTCTGCGTGCAAGCCGTTCGAACATCCAGTCATTGACCGCCCTCATGATGACCCTGGTACCTGGCTGGGGCTCCTGTGCCTTGGTGTCAACTTTGTCCTTGAACACTCTCTGCTGCCCAAACGCTGTGGTGTCTGTCATTGCCATCCGCACCACATCTTCCCGTGCATTCCACGGCCAGCTGAGGAGCTTCACAACTCCATTAATCAGTGAAGCTGCAGAGCCAGTGGGCGCTGTGCGATAGCTACCCCAGTACTGCCACGTTCGGTATGGGTGTTCCCTATCCACATGCCAGGTATCACTGTATTGCTCCTGCAGAGCTTTGATTCTCTCCTGAACGTCGTGTTCTTTCACCTTGTCTTCTGCCAGGACGACACAGCGAGTTCCCACTCCTAGGTCCATCTCTGGCACCCTGATGGGTCCTCTCTGGTCTCCAAAGCGGGCCAGCAACTTCCTAGATTGCACATTGACGGAGTTGACGATGTTTCCTGAAATGGCCGTGGAGTAATACATCTCATGGGTTGAATTTCTTGAGAAGGGAGTGCGCACTAGGCCTCCACCCCACTGCAGTTGGAATCTGTGTAGTGCTTCAATTACCTCCGGTCTATATGGAGCCAACACTTTAAAGACACAAGCCGCAGTGGGGTTCCGATTCTTCCACTGCTCCATGAGCAGTATCACTTTGCGGGTTCTCTCACCTTCAATGGCGGCGTCCGGGCTACTCTCTCCAATATCGCACATCACAGTATCAGCGCGATGTGGTTGCATGGTAAACACATTCATTCCAGCCCTAAACTTGATTAAATTCCAACCCAGGCTTGTCACCATTCTCGGGACCTCATGTCCTTTCCCTCCAATTGTGTATGCCTTGACCCCCATGACCGCAGGCCGGGAGGCTGCGTAGTAGGACCAGCCTCCTCTTCCACAGCCGAGGTCCACCACTTCGCCTTTGAGGTTCACGTAACCGCGCTCCTCAAGCCAGGCAAGTTTTGCTGTACCTCTCGACACTGCCAGGCCCATGTTGGTCTCACCCTTCTTGAGCAATTCTCTAGCCTTGTCACGTTCAGTTTCCAAAATGCCAGTGCGCCGGTAGGCGAAGAACTCCTCTTTGGTGCAGTTGTTCAGCCTCCTCTTCCAGAGATCACCAAGAGTGTCTCCCTCAGAACCACCGCGTCTAGTTCCGGAAGTTCTCAGCCATAGCCTGTGCCCAAGAGGCAGAAACCCCCATAGGCTTCCCCTGACCACACCACTCAGCCCACAAGCCACCGGCATGGTCCAGAGCGTGTCAGCCTCAGGCCTGATAAGCTGCCCTGCTGCTGCCAGTCCTACAGCCGATGCCTCCGTAACTGCGGGCACCGTTCGGTTCAAAACCACAGACATGAAACACAGGATCATCGCCAGTATCAAGCTCATCTTCCTTTCATACAGGGCAGGTTTCACTTCCCCATCTCCAAATGGGTTGATGACATCTCCGTCCACCATGGGATTGCGTACCATTGCCGAGAAGAAAACTTTGTGGGCTCTCTGGGTCAGCTCAGCCTCCAGGCCGGACACCACGATGGCCAGGTGAAAAGCTGCTAGTCCTACGCCCACCACCAAGGAGGTTGGTGTCGCTCCCACTAGGGATACCACTCCGAGAGTCAGGACGTGTCCAGCCACTCCAAAGAAAGGAGTTCCCCCCCCAAGATCTCGCATGGCCTGCGCACCCGACGCAACAGCACTGTTGACTAGCTGCTGAATTCTTGTCTGTAGTTGGTGAATGATGTATGGTGTGAAAAGTGAGACCACCAGCACGTAAGTTCCCCAAGACTTGGCTGGCTGGATGTCAATGTTTGTCCACTCGCTCCACACTCTGGGCTCTTCACGTTCACTCCATAGCACAGCAGATAAATCTGCCTTGGTCTTTTCCAGGAATCCCATCTCGTTGGCAGCCACCAGGCCAGCTAGGCTGCAGAGTGTCAGGAGGAAGTAAGCCAGCTTGTTGTCGTCGCTGCTCCTCTGCTTGCCAGCTTCAGGCTGCAGCACTGTCAACAAGGTGTAGAACACAAGAGCCACACCGGCCATGCTTCCATAGCCGACTCCGCCCGCCCAAAGTAATGCCAGCGAGACCAACAGCACCATCGTGCCTAGCATCATGCGACTAATTGAAGTCCGCAAAACCAGACACCAGACAGCTCCCAGAGTGGCCAGGCCAAGCACCACCATTTCAACCATCGTTAAGAAGGCTTCTGGAGCATCTCTCTCTGCCATCTTCATTGCTCTGCTGCCAGGCTCCTCATAAAGCAGTGTGTAAAAGACATCCATGGCACTCATGCATCTGTGGCGCAGGAGCTCAGGAACCCCTGACATTCCTGTCAGCATGTCCCCAAGACTCCGCCGTCCCGAAGCATATGCCACGAACTCTCTTATGTCACGTCCTTCTTTGAACATGCGAGCGTCTCTCCAGACTGGTCTCAGGGTTCTTTCCGCTCCGTTCGGGCTCTTGAATGTCACCAGGTCTCCATTAGCCTCGTCCACAGCATTTTCCTCTGGGCCTTCCCATGTCCAGCTTCGACTTGTCACGTTGGACACATTAGCCGCAACATGCCATGCCAGCCACGGTGTGAAGTCACAATGGGTCAGCAGGTGTCGAAAGTGCTTTCTTCTCTCCTCAGTGAGACGGAAGTGGCCAGCCACCTCTGGCATCTTGTCCTGCTCAGGTCCATAGAAGGTTGCCACAGGCCCCCGGAGTGTTGTTATATTGTCCAGGAGTATCTGTGCCTCCTTCCACTGCACAAGTCCGCTGTCATCATCGTCACACTGGCCAGAGTAGATATACTCGTCTGTTCTTCCGTCATGCCTGCCGACTCTCCCTCGGCGTTGGGCTGCAGAGGCCGTTGTCACACGTCTAGTTCCGGTGAGTTCAACTTTCCCATCAACCTCCTCTGGCTTAATGTTCGTTCGCCCATCTATGACGCGACTCACATCAAGATTTGCCCCCATTTCTGAAATGTCTGTTGTCACCACAAAATCTGGTTTCTCATCTCTAACTCTGGAATAGTCTTTTTCAAAGGTCTTGCTGTTTAGGCAAATCACACTCTTCCCTTTTTGTCTCAGAGTACGGGCAATGACCCCACCTTTTGCTATTGAAGGGACGAACCATGCTGTCCGCCCCTCGTACTCGGTGATCCAGTCGAAGCCATCACGCCATTCCCCTTCAGGGATTTGTCTTTCTTCACTGGTGATAGCTCCATTGGACTCTGGGAAGGGCTCACTCTTTCCCGGCGGCGTTGCTGTCATCAAGACCAGTGCACATTTGTTTTCTTTTGCCATTGAATATAAGTGGCCTCTGGCGGCTATGCTGTGAGGGTCTGTCCAGTGGGCCTCATCCATTATAGCCACTTCCCAATTTTGGCGTCCCTGAGGCAGCAGCCTTCTGTTGACGTAGGTCGCATGACACATCACATCAACGATAGCGTTTCCCGTCTGCTGATCCCCTACTGCAGGTGAATGAAACCTCACTCTTTTTCCACTCAATGCACGCTCCATTTCCTTGAGTACCACGCGAGTTGGAGCCAACACCAGTGTTCTCAGACGTTTATCTATGCATTGACGGATGAGCTCTGGGAGAACTCTGTGAGTCTTCCCTGATCCAGGGTGCATGTCCAGCACTGTGATCGTTCCCTTCGAAGTCCAGCCTGTGCCCACAACTGCTTGAGGCAAGTTGGGCCGGCTTTTTTCCACTTCTCCTTGGGCGATGCTGCTGACATAAGTCTCATTTGTTCTCAGTCCATTCCCATATAACCCAACCACCGCCCCCTGGGCGTTGAGTATGGGGCTGCCGGATGTCCCTTTCGCCAGATCAATGGGTATTGCACCAATCCTCCTTCCAGTATCCAGAACCAATTCTCCAGGTTGGCACTGATGCACTTCATGAGCTCTTCCTGGAGGAAAGGCATGAACTTGAACCTTTTCTCCTTTCCATTTCTCCTCCAGGCTCCAGGCTCCCCCGTAGCACACAACATCCTCCTTCACATCTGCCCAATAGGGTCCAGCCACTGCATTGTCAATGAATATGGCAGCTCCCCTAGTCACGTGCCACATTGTGTGGAGGACGCCCTTAGAACCAAAGCCAACTCCGACCTGGCGGTGTCCCCAAAGCAGGCCGGGACTCAGAATCCTATAGACACCATCTCTGACCTCGAAAGGCTGGCTGCCCCGCTCTGAGCCGCTCTGTCCGGAGAAGACTAAGTCAGACCTGCGTGCCGACCTCAACATTTCCGACATGGTCCACAATCCCATCACTACAAGGATTCCTGTCCAGTGTAAGGCCGAGGCCGTCAAGCCGGCCAGTAGCCAGAAGGCCATCATTCTCTCCTCCTTCTCCAGCTCTGTCAGGTGAAAATTTCCCAAAGCGTCCTGTCGGACTCGCAAGCTGATTTCTCCACCCTCATCGGCCAGGTCTGGGTGCCATTCCACACAACCACTCCACTCAGCGACTAGTTGCATCTTCCTCGTTCCCAAGACCAGCATCAGCAGGAGAAACGAAGCCGCTGCCAAGGCACAGAGGGCCTCCTGGGATGTGTGTCGCATCATGCCGCTTGCCAAGGTCAACATGACCCCCACAACGGTCAACGGTTCACTGAATGACCGTCTGTCCCTGCGTGAAGCCAGTTCCCAAAAAGCCAGCAGCCTAATTCCAGAGCCCTTTCCTCCAAGCCTTCCAGCGAGTGGGACTATCCAGGATAGCCCCTTTTGTTCCCTCTGCCCCCTGAGCAATTTCCACACTGAACAAGCTGAAGCCACGCTCAAAAAGATCACAAGCCCTTGGTGCACTATCACTGCATTCTGCTGGGTCATGAGAGCCACCAACAGGAGTCCCAGTCCGGTTTTTCCCTCAGCCGTGCAAGCTCTGAATATCATTGCTCCCATGGCTAATGCGTCTGCCCACCCCCACAAGGCCTCCAGGTTTGCGCTCGGCAGACCAAGTTCCAGGACCAAGAGGAGAAAATAGATGGTCACCACCTCGCGGGTTGTTAGACTTCTGCGCAGCACAAACGCACCGAGGAGTCCGACCCTTAGCTCGAACACTGCCTGGAGCAGCATCAAAGCCACGATTTCTGGCCCTAGCTCGAGGTGAAATGTCACCCCCACAGCAATAACATAACGCAGCATGCTCTGCAGCGTTACCATGCCAGTGACAAGCAGCGCCAAGACCACGACTCCTCCCCACACAACCGTCAGTCCTGCACTCGGCCTTTTGCGAATGATGTATTCAAGGACCACGAACACTGCCACAATTCCAGGGATTCCTCCTTCGCTGAGCAGCTCTCCATTGTCAGCCACCACCATCGAGCGCACCAGGCCACCTTGATCATGAACTGGCCGTATCTCCATGGCATACCAGCAGTCAGTCCCTGTTCTGAATGTCACCGGTGGCAGAGTGCACTTCCGGCAGCACCATTCTGGGATGATCTTGCCGCTTTCTGAGGTGCTTCTCACAGACGCACCCCGCTTATCGCAGCTGGCATCTATGGCAACCTTAGTCCCGGGGCACTCCTCTCTGGTGATCTTGATGGGTGTGTATTTCCATGGTCCCCTCACTTGTTCCGAGTAACCGGGTATTCTGTTGTACCAAGACCGAGGTCCGGCTAGGCTGGCCGGCAGAAAGAGCTCTGAGTCCACGACATCAGCATTGTCAATGGTATGACTTGCTGGCCATGAGCAGTTTCTCAAATCTGTGACCAGGAGTTCAACAATGTATGTTCCAGTCTCATTTCTTATAGATTTCATCCATAGGCTTTGGTCTGTGTGGACCGCTATCCCATTCTTGACAGCAGCCCCCATCACTCCTGTGTCGCATTCCCGTGTTATTTCTTGCCTGAAGTCCAAAAAGACTTTTGTTCTCAAGCCCATTCCAAATTCAGCCACTGTGAAGACACCTGTTCTTCTCTTTGCCAGTGGACACTCACTGCTTCCCTCTGTGCCCACCAGAAACCGTCGGGGGGCCTCCGGGACACTCCAGATCATTGACTGACCCCAACTCTTCCAGGAGATTTTCATGTCCTTTCCTTTCTTTAACAGCCCAGGGACACCACCCCGGTAGTCGGTAGGATCGTGTTTATCCACCACCACGGTGAGGTTTGCATCTCCTTCGGCCAGCGCAAGATTCAGTTCTGATACCGAGCTTCTCCACATGGCCATCTCAAGCCTGTTTTGGGGAACTATGCCACAGTCCCCCTCTTCAACCATCTCCTTCAAAGCCGAAGCAAGGGCCGCCGGTGTTTCAGGGTAAAAAGCATAGTTATCATACCATTCTGACACCTCTCTCCACACGACCAAACCTTCACCACAGCGAAGTTCCATTCTTTCAGTGTCCACAGCACATCCAACGTCAGCCCCCACTCCAAGCGTCATGGTTAGGACCAGGCCTCCCGCCAGTAGGAAACTCATTGACATGGTGGGGTTTCTCATGTTTAAACCCAGCCACGCAAGGGATATTCCCAACAGAATCCTCGGTAGGAATCCCACCCCCCCGAAGACGCTGTTGAATGCGCCTCCGAGGACAGTGTGCAGCGCCTTTCCGATTGAGCTCAAAAATCCGCCAGTGGAACCGAAGTCCCACGCATGTTCCCCCAGCACTGTCAGCCTCTCTATGCCTTTCCTTGTTTTCTGGAAAACTCTACCAATGCTACTCCCCTTCTGGAACCACTGGTGTTTTAGTTCCCCAACATAGATGATGTTGTCTCCTGGGGGGAGCTGCATCTCTATAAAGCCACCTCCATTGTTTTCGATTGTTGGATTTGGCGTTATGAGCATGGCCACATCCACATCTGGGGATCCATGTGCCACAGCCCTGACGGGTATTCTGCAAGGCTTTGTTCCAGAGAAAGCGACTTCCATGACAACTGTGTCGTGCCCACTGTCTGTGGGAGCTCTTTTCCACGTGAACTTTGCCTTGTCGCACATTGTATAGGTAAGACCCTTCATCTTGAGTTTTTCCAGTCCCACCTCACAGGTGACATGGCCGCTCTTCAGGTGATATTTGGTTCCCTCGATGTGCGCCAGTGGGGCTCCGGCGAGTGATTTTAATAGCACCCCAGTCTGGTCCCCAAGGTTGTAAACATCCATCTTCACGGCATGAGGAACTCCAAACTCAACCAGGCGTTCAGCATTGTTCCAACCCACCATTCCCTCATGTTTCCAAGGCAGAGCTAGATCGTTAAACCAATCTCTGTGAACCTGCCATGCCGTGGGGAGGTGTTCTGCTGTCTTGTCGAGCTCAAGAACAACGGTTTGTGCCAGATCGACGCCACTAGCGACTCTGCACATCAGCGACACGTCTCCGTATTCGCCCATGGTTAGAATTGTTTTTTCCGAAGAGACTGTGAACAATGCGGTTTTCCTCCCACTGTGGGTTTCATTGGCCGCGACATAGTTTCCTGTATGTGGCTCAACCTTGACTGTGTACACTATCTTGTTAGCGTCGTACACATGTCCTGTGGCTTTCTTCTTTGCCTCACACGACGCCTTGACACAGGTGACAATACTGCCCTTCCCAAACAGTCCACAGTGATTTCCCCAGCCTCGGTCACTCTGATCTCTCTTGCAGACTGTTCCACTCTGGTGTTCCTCATCCAAAGTCGCTGGCCCCATTGCTGGACACCTTGCCGCGACCTTGGTGTTTGATAGTTTTGCGTGCAGGCAGTACTCACGTGTCTTGGCGGGGTTTTCTTGATAGATGGAGTCAAGCCACACGTCCATTGACGGTTTCCCTTCAGCTGTGATAGTGACACATCCACCAAGTTCCAGCACCAGCGTCACGCGTGTGGTTCCCTGGGTGCCAGTCACAAAGTCCCTATTTTCCAGATGCGTGCATCGTGAGGCGTACGCTGGGGCTAAGCAGAGCAGTGCTGACACGATGACAATCCTGGTTACCGCACTTTCCACGGTCATCCACACAATGACTACCACTGCCAGCGTGAGTGATTTATTCTTCCACACCCAGCCCTCAACTCGGGTGAGGTGAGACCGTATAGTGTCTCCCTCCAGCCATCTCTGGCCTCTCCCCGTCAGGTCCTTCTGAGCGTGGGAAGGGATTAGAACTGAGCGTCGTGATCGTGTTCCCTCCTGTTTTCCACATCTCCCATACTCAAGGTAGACACGATCCACGTTCCTGCAGAAACAGTCCACGTCCACGGGTTCTTCTCCTTGATCTATGGTCACACATTCGTATGACAAGGAGTCTTCACACCATGCCCCCATGTCTGTCGCCAGGATCACACAGGTGCCATTCTCCACGCGTACCTGGGTAGCTGCGTCCTTTCCTTCGGCTCTGATGACTGTGGTGCCGTCTCCCTCTTTTCTCACGGTTGCGGCTAGTGCGATGCTAAGCAGCATGGCTACCAGCAGCCATCCTGTCCAATCTGTTGTTGACCTCCTTTTCCCTCGTTTTTGCAAGCCAATCATCAGGGTGCTGACCGCCTTCTTTATCTTCCGGAGTGCTGCCATCGCCTGTTTGAGGGGGACTACCTTCCAGAATGATTTTAAGAGAGGACTTCGGGCGGTTCCGACCATGGCATGCCACAAAATCTCCATTATGCGCTTCAACACTAGTCCATTTGGCATTTGGACCACGCGTTGACGCGTCTTCTTAGCGGTCTCTTTCGACACTCGTCGAGGGGGACCGCCCCCCTTTCCTTTCAGAATGGCCTTCCCGGCCATCCCCAGCTCTTGTTCTCCTAAGCTGTCTTTTTCTCAACACGTTCACGACTGGCTGATGCGGGCAATTCCTTCCACCAACCCTGCCGCTGCTATTGCTGTCTGAAGCAAGCGCACGCACGTGCAAGAAAATCT